CGCAACCAAGACTTTAGTCGCAGCTTCAAGCTCTGCTTTCCAACGGTTAAATTCATCCTCTGCCGCAGCGGTTTGCGCTTTCATAGCCATCTCGTGCTGCATTTTCTGATCTTCGATCTGAGCTTGCATTTGCGCCAGTTGCATCTCGGCTTGAATCTTAGACTGGTGCATTTGCCCATCGAGCTGCGCCTTCATCTGCGCGGCTTGAGCGTCTGCCTGCACCCGCATCTGGTCGGCTTGTGCAGAGGCTTGCATTTTGGCTTGCTCTAGCTGTTGTTGCGCCTGGAGCTTCATCATCTCGGGGTCGGGGCGCTCTTGCGGGTTCTGTTGGCTTGCAGCGGCTTTCTGCTTAATCTGCTCCAGCGCCACATCCAGCGTGCCTTCTATGGCTTTGGCTTGCTTAAACCCGCCAACGCCAAACTTCATCAGTTCTACAAGCATAGGCACAAGCTCTGGCGACTGCTGGCCTACAGGCAACGCTTCACGCATAAACGAGCCAAACGCGGTCAGAAACTCCACGCGGTCTTTCTTGTTCTGCTGCTGGTCAAGTTGAACCAAGCTGTCCGCGTCCACTTCAATCCTAAAGTTACGCAACGGACTGTCTTGCAGCAACATCAAGGCTTGCGGAACCAGAGCTTGGTCGGCCTCGCTCATCTGCTCGGCAGCGGCGTATTCAAGAATTGTTTTAGGCTGGAACTTAGAGCAAATAACCTGCGCTTTGAGCCTGATAAGCTCGCTGGCAAATAGAGCAACTTCCTCCTGCATACTACGGAGCCTTAGACCGGCATACTGGCCTTTGATCTGCTGCGCGGTAGCGGTTTCGGAAGCGGCAGTCTGGCCTCGAATAATGTCCGATATGCCGGTAATCTCGTAAATCTGCCCTTTAATATCCTCTCGCGCCCGGTAGCATTGGAGCAAGGCGTTTGACAGTACATCAAGCGGCAATAGGTCAATGCTGCCCTTCAGACCGCCCTTCTCCGAAAACGCCATCCACTTATCAACAGGGATCAACGCGTTGTTCTCGCCCTCTGTCAACAGCCTTTGCAGGCTAGGTTGGCTTGCGTCATACACACCCCGAACCCGGAGAGCCTTTACCAGCCCGTCAATGCGATCTGAAAGGATGTCTAATTCATTTGCTTGGTCTTGGTACAGGATGAAGTCAGGAACCGGAACTAAGGTATCCGAGGTCATCGTCGCGTACAGAGGGGTAGCACAAGGAAAGAAACCCTCCAGCTCTAGCGGATCGTCACGCTCATCAATCAGCGTAGGATTGTTCTTGGACAGCCAATAGACCTTGCCGGTTTCCTTGTCCCAAAGCTCGCATATCTTGGCGCGGGTGCGCTCTTTCGTGGATTGCCCGTAGTTTGTAAGCGTTTCGGGGCCAGAATCTAACGCAATAGTCTTAGCGGTTTTCTCGCCAAATCGCTCAATAAGAGCTTCGCGGCTCATGTACACCCAACGCCAGACGCACGTTACTTCTTCCCAAGTGCGCGCAACAGAATGCCCAAAATCTTTCCAATGAACGTAATCGGTAGGGGCGCACTCGTATTCAATTTCTTCCTGGGGTTCCTCGCCAGCGGTGTAATCCTCGTTTTCAGGCGCACCTTCGGGGACTTCGGCTGCCTCATTCTCTACGTCCTCCGTTACTTGCAAACCATCTTCAGGAATGTCTTGCTGCCGAACGTGCGGCTCATACCGTACCCAAGCAACCCCGCGACCACCGAGGAACCTATCCTCGACCGCGTGTTTCATCGTTGCCCGAAAGTCAGGGTAATGCTCAATCTCAAAGTCTAGGGCTCGTTCAATAAGCTGCCCTGCTACCCGTCCTACGGGGTCATTATCGCCAAATCTTCGCTCAGCCACCGCTTTAGGGAGCTTGGCGTACACCGCAGGGATAAGCGTCTGGACGTTGCTCCACAAGATGTTGAACTTGGCGGTTTCGTTTGTGTGCTGGCTGCGGTTGTCATCGCGGTAACGCTTAACAATTTTAGTTGTTCGCGCTTCCCACTTCTTAAACTCGTTGTCATACGATGAAATGACGTTGAGCCATTTCTGTACGCCGGTGCTGGTTGGTTCCATTACTTTTCCTCTGCGAGTAGGTCGGGCGCGGCAACGCCGAGGGCTGCTGCTAATGCTGAGTTCCTGCGCCACGGATCGAAGGCGGCAAAGCGGGAACGGATGTTGTCGGAACCTACCGGAATCATATGCTGTGTCTGCACACCACCAAGATCACCCATATCAGTAACCTTCAACCTGTCTATACCGTAGTTTGGCAATTCATTAATTAAGGTTCGTGTTCTTGGTATTCCTAGAGCTTTCGCCAAATTGTCACTAAGCCAGCCACCTCCACCTTCACCCAAATCAGAAATAGTAAGTTCTTTACCGCCAAGTTTTAACGGCATTATATTTGGGCCTGCATTTATAGGTCTATTTAACGACATATGTCTAGTAGTGGCATTTGCATAAATGTCTGCTATGCGCGGCTCTTCTGCTGCGTAAGTTGGAAGTCTTCCGGCAAATTTATTAAAATCCATTGTTGTGCCGTGATAAACGTCTCTATCAAACCCCATCGCATCAGCCCTCTGTTGCGGCGTATTGTCAGCAGGCAATCCCAACCCATGCTGCTCAACAGGCAAGGCTGCACGTTGCTGGGCTAGGCGCAGGGCTTCGTCTTGCGGGGCTACATTTCTTAGGCTGGCCGCAGTCACTCCGTTGCGCTCAAGGATGTTCATGTGCGCCGGGTCGAATACGACAAAGTTGCTTGTGCCTGCACCGCCAGCGCGTGAGCCTTGATCTAGGTAGCGTATGCCGGGGATGCCGAGTTCGCGCAGCGCCGCAGCAGCAGCCACCTTGTCGCCTTTTTCTCCTGCCATCCTCATATACAAATCCGCGCCGTTATAGGCAGGGTTTTCGGCAGACTTGGACGCCCAATACTTCACCATCGGATGCTCTGACGATTGAACCGCCTTCTGCACCGCCTCGCTTTGCTGACTAAGCGGTTTATCCCAATCAAGCATCTTGGCGATGTGTTCGTCGGGGAGGTCAACTTTGTAGAGGTAGCTTTTTACGGAATCCTGCAATACCTTCTTTTCCGCTGCATTTAACTTGTTACCGTAATCAGCCAAAAGGCTTTTTGCAAAGTCCACGTTATTCATATTTGGCGCAATATCACCAGAAATATTGTGCTTCTCCATTATTGGCCCAAATAACTTCTCGTCAAAAGTAGCTAACTTACTAGCGTATCCCTTCGCCACTTCCGGAGCCTCAGCCAGATACAGCCCATGCCCATAAGCCTGCGCCCCTTCACCCGTTCCAATCTTCATCGGGTCAAACTCACCTAGCGGATTCTTGGCAGTCGGTGGGAAACGGTGCGGGGAGCCATGCCATACGTCCATCGGCAACACAGCGCCCGACTTCACCATGTAATTCTCAAGCCCACGCGCCAGTTCTGGCCCCGCATATTTCCCAGCAGCCATCACCGCGCCCTTAGCCAGCGGTGCAAACGGCAACGCGCCAGCCAATATATCAGCGCCAATCAGGAAGTTTTCCGTTTCCTTAGACCTGCGCTCATAGTCCCTTGAACGCGGATCCATTACCGAGGTAGGGGGAGCCATGTTAGCCCTGCCCTTTCTACCCTGTTCGGCAATGTTAGGGTTCATGGTTACCGGCCCTTCCATGTCCTGCTGGTAACGTAAAGCAGCGGCAAGTCGGTTAGCGTCAGCCATTATTTATTCCGCGCCGAGATAGCGTGTGCCTTTGCCTGTGCGTCCTCTTTGCTACTAGCACCCCATGCCTTTAGAGCAAGCGCCAGACGGGTAGGATCGCCATTAGGCTTCTGCATCGGCCCCGGCATATTGCCCATCCTCGCAAGAAATGATGCGCGTCTAGGGTTATCCCCTGCTTTTACTGGTGCTTTCAGCGTCCCGCCGGTTTCAGCTTTATAACTTGCTCGACCAGCCGCATTCAGCCCGCCAGCAGGGTTTTTACCTTCTTTACGTGTCCAGGCTGCGCTCATCGTGTGAATATAACGTCCCTGTTAACTCGGTCGGCTATCTTGTAACCCATAAACTTTAACCAAGTGATGGTTTCATCGTCGGTGTACCCGTACCGCTCGCCCAAACCTTTAAGCTCTAAGGTGATCACAGGCCAGCCTGCCTCAATAGTAGCTACTGCGCCTAGCAGAGCTTCATGCTCTGACCCTTCTACATCAAGCTGTAGGAAGTCGCAATCAACAACGTTCAGGCTATCAATCGGGATCACCGCAAACTCGTTGCCTTCCTTGACTTGGTGAGCGCCGATGTTATCTGGGTAAATCCTATCTATAGCCGCCCTGCCGTGTAATCGTCCAAAGGCTGC